AAGCCCGTCTGTGACATTTTAGACTTGAACACGAAAAAAACCAGAGAAAAGATTAAGCGCTTCATTGCTGTTTAATGAAAAAAAATAACCGGAAAAACACACGAAGGACGCACAAACATGGAGTCAAGCCCGGTTGGACGTTCCTAAAGATTTCCAACCTATCGCGCTGATGGAAAATATCACGGGCGGGCTTTGGGCATGGCGTTCGCTATGAGAGAAGCGGGGTGGCTGCCGTAACGGCAGCCATCCCAAGGAATAACAATTAAAATCACAATCAGAGAGTGGCTGACAAGGCTATCGACCAGATCGCCGGATAAAGCGCCGGCGTCAGGCCGGCTTTGTATTTTGAAAGGGAGAGGGAAACAGATGAGACTATTTGCAGGAAATTTTGTATCGGCGGCAACAAAGGGGATACGCCCGCTTTTAGCTTTTTTATTTTTATTGTTTATGTTTTTTCTGGCGGGTTACAGCAACGCGGCGACAGGGGAAAATTCAGGTTCGGACAGACAGGAGAAAAAATCCGGATGGGATGCGGGGACGTTTGAATGCGGCCTCTTGAAAAAGTCGGTCACCAATATTGAATCCATGAAGATGGCCCTGGAATTGAAAAGTAAAAACAAACAAATTAAATTCCTGCTGGATAAACAGCAGGACGAGCAAAAACAAACGTTAACGGCCCTGAATATCGAGGCCGATTTTCAGGGCAATTTAATTTTCAATGAAAAAATGTTCGGTTTCGGTTCGGTCGGCTATCTGCGCGATTTATCCTGGTATGACGATTTTATCCGGATCGGCTTCGGCCTGGGGTATACGGGGATTGCCAACCTGAAAATACAGTCCGGAGTCCATTGTGCTTCGGTGTATCGGGAAAAATCATATGACCGGAAAACGCTTTTCAAAACAACCATAGATTTCACGATTCCGCTGGGCGGGATTTTTTCTTTCCTGCAGGTTGCGGATTTTGAGTTGAATTTAGGGGAAATTCACGGAATTGATTCCATGCCGGATGATTATTCGATCAGTCTGGTACCGGCCGTAACGGCCGACATCACAGAGACCATATTTTTCGCGGCCCGTTATAGATGGCGTTATATCAATAACCCCATAACCGCGTCCGGGTCCCAGCGAGAATATGGCCTGACTATAGGGTCACGGTTGTAAATACCATCAGAAATTGATGTTTAGATAATGGCGGGGCCCGCCCGAATTCTTGGCCGATCAGGGCGGGCCCCGGAGAAAAACCCGGACAAACCGGGTCCGTCTTTTTTTATTTATACCTCAATTTGCGAAGGAGCACAAGGAAATAAATGGCGTTTACAACTTGGTCTGACATGCGAACCCAGCTTAAAAACGCTCTGGCCGGTTATGCGGGCGGCGCCCCAATGACGAAAGAGTATTGGATCAGCGGTCGGAAGCACGTGTTCCGGGATGTCAAGGAAATTGAAGAGCTGATCAAAATGACCTGTCGCATGGAAGAGCTGGAAAATTCCGGTAATCAGGAAAATATGACCTCTTACGGGAGGTACGAGCGATGAGTTCCAATAAAGTTGAGATGTGGCAATTACAGCAGAGGCAAGGGCTGCCGCTAAGCGTGAAAGAACGATATAGCGAAAGACGTATAAGCGCATGGTATGGGCGCTGGAATGGCAATGTATATGTCAGTTTTTCCGGCGGCAAAGACAGCACAGTTTTATTACATTTGGTAAGAAATTTATATCCTGATGTTCCGGCAGTTTTTGTTGATACCGGGTTGGAATATCCTGAAATTATAGAATTTGTGCGCACAATTGATAACGTCGTATGGTTAAAACCAAAAATGAGTTTTTTTAGCGTATTACAAAAGTATGGATACCCGGTTATTTCTAAAATGCAGGCGCAATACATTGAATGTTATAGAATGACGGGATCTGAAAAAATGAAGGACTTGAGGTGGAATGGTAAAAAATATAATGGCCACCTGAATTATAAGATATCCGAGAAATGGAAATATCTTGTAACAGCACCATTCAAAATTTCGGATAAATGTTGCGATGTTATGAAAAAGAGCCCTGTTCGCGAGTATGAGAAAGCAACTCGTCAAAAACCATTCATCGGAATTATGGCAGTCGATAGCATTCAAAGAAAAAAACAGTATTTACAACAGGGATGTAATGTCCTTGAAGGTAAAAATCAGCAATCAAGGCCGATGGCATTTTGGTTAGAACAGGATATATGGGATTACATAAAAAAATGTAATATTCCATATTCAAAAATATACGATATGGGCCAAACGCATACTGGCTGTATGTTTTGTATGTTCGGCGTTCATATCGGAAAGGGCGAAAACAGATTTCAAAAAATGAAAAAAACACATCCAAAAAAATATGAATATTGTATCAATATTCTTGGGTGTGGGCAGGTGTTGGATTATATAGGAGTCAAATATTGAAATTTATTGATAATTTATTTCCCGGAATGGCCCTTAATCATGAAATCAAAAAACATCGGCTGGCCAGAATGCGCGATCTGTATTCCGGCAACAGCAACAGTAATATTTTTGAGGCCACGGCCGGCGGGCGGCTGCAGCATGATTTTTTGGCCCCGCATACGGACGCCGATTCGGCCATAGCCGGTAACAACGATAAATTGCGCCGGCACGTCCGGCAGCACGAATACAACAACGGCGATATCGCCGGGCCCATCCAGCGTTTTGCCAATTACATTATCGGCTCGGGGCTCCGGTTCCAGGCACGGGTAACGGCAGATAAAAAATTTACGCGAATGATGGATGTCCCCCGCATAACCGAGCAGACCGCCGAGGCCTTCAATTTCTGGACGGAAAAGCGGATGAAAACCTGGAACAAACAGGCGGACGTCCGGCTTATCATGACCGGTCACGAAATGCAGCGTCTCATCATGATGACGCTGATCCGGGACGGCGAAGCGCTTATTATCGGCCGCAAGAGCCGGCGACCCGGGCGCATGATTCCATATTGTCAGGAAATTGTCGAAATTGACCGCCTGCAAACACCCCCGGGATTAATCACCGACCCCGCGGTGCGCAATGGCATTCGCTATGACGACGAGGGCGCGCCCGAGACTTATTATGTCCTGAAACATCATCCGGGCAATACCATGCAGCCGAATTTCAAATTTGATGATTTCGAGGAAGTCCCGGTCTGGAACCCGGACGGCACAAAGAAAGTCTTCCATCTATTCGAGGTCCTGCGACCCGAGCAGACCAGGGGATTTACCTGGCTGGCGGCCGGACTGAAAGACATCCAAAATATTGTGCGGTATAAAGATGCTGAAATGATGGCAGCCTTAGAAGATGCTTGCATGACAGGCATTGTAAAAACAACGGCGCCGCAAACATTCCAGAACAATTACACCAAAGCGGGCCCGGTAGCCAGCGGCGCAGAGAAACGGATTTCCGGGTTTAAGCCAAACAAAGTGCATTATCTCAATCTGTATGAGGAAATGGATATACATCGTCCCCAGCGCCCGAATGATAAATTCGACGAAATTATCAACAGTTTTTCCCGCGGCCCGGCCAACGGCCTGAACATCCCGCCCGAGGTATGGACCCAGAACTGGAAGGACATGAATTACTCCAATGCCAGGACAGTATTGATTTCGTTTTATTCCGTGTGCCGGATCAAGCAGCGTTATTTCGTTGATCATTACTCCCTGCCGACCCATGAAAATATAGCGCCGGAACTGGTGGCCACCGGAAACGTCCCGGCCCCGGGCTTTGATCAGCGGCGGGAAGATTACCTGGCCGCGGAGTATATTCCGCCGGCCCGCGAATGGGTGGACCCGAAAAAAGAGGCGGAGGGCAAAGCCATCGACATTATGAACATGACCGAAACCGGCCACTCCGTTTGCGCGGCCCAGGGGCACGACTACGATGAAAACCTGGAAATAAGGGCCCGGGAGTTGAAAAGGATGAAAGAGTTGGAAGAAAAGTACGGCATATCTTTCCCCTCTCCTGCCTCCCCGTCCAAAAAAACAAAAGAGGGGCCGGAAAAAGATGAGGAAGATGAAAAGGAAGAGGTCCCATCAGGGTCAGGGAAAAAAGCCAAGGTTATCAAAATGAAAAAATAAGGAGAAAAAGGAATGGATGAATTATGGTATCGGTCGTTTGAATTTAACCGCGAATGGCTGAATGAAGAAAAAAGAGAGGCTCAAATTTCCTTTTCCTCCGAGACACTGGAGGTCAAAAGATGGTGGGGCATTGAGATACTGGACCATTCCCCGGGCGCTGTTGATTTAAGCAGATTAAAGAAAATCGGGGCCCATTTATTTAATCATAATCCCGACCGGATTATCGGGCCGATAAAAAAACCAAAAATTGAAGACGGTCGCGGCGTGGCTATTGTCGGCTATGACGAAACCGGGGAAGGCAACCAGGCGCTGATCCGTACCAAATCCGGCAGC